TAGCACGGCGACCGCCCCCCTCCAGGCTGACGCTGTGCCAGTTGGGGCACTGTCCCGATTTGGGCGCTCGACCCTCGACAGGGGCTCCCGATGCTGTAGGATATGAACAAGCGAGGGGGACAGACTTCCACCACCCCCCGCCCCTTCAGAACCATGGTCAAGCTCATCCCCTCCAGCCGCTTCGCCGCCTTCATGGGTGACGCCGAGCGGGTTGCCGCCCAGCTGATCGCTCGCCCCCAGGTGATCGGTGGGCACCGGGCAGCCCTGCTGCTCAACCTGGCACAGACCAACAGCCAGGGTCGCCGTGCCCTCCAGGCATGTGCCAAGGCAGCCAACCGCCACCGGGTCATCCACGAGAACGGCGCCATCACCCAGACTGATCGGGTGTTCTCCAAGGCATCGACCAAGCGCCTGGCGATGTGGGCACAGGATCGCAACTCCGCCCTGTGATGTGGTAGGATAGCAAGCAACGGGGGGCACCACAGCCCCCCACCCCAACCAATTCTCTACTCTAACTCATGACCAGCTTCGTTATCAACGCCGCTCCCATCTGCCGCTCCTTCACTGTTGACGAATCCAGTGCAATCGCCAACGTGGAAATTGATGACAACCTCGTGGAAGTGATCTACCACAGCAACACCGAGCGAGCATACATTCACAGGGGTTCGGATCGCTTTGTTGCCCATCTTTCTGCCATGCTTCGTTCACCCGATCTCTTGGGTAATTCACTCGGGGGGACTATTAACAAAGCCAAGAAAAATGGAGATCTTGAATATATCGCTGCTTTCCTATAATTAAAAAATAAGAATACTTTCGAGGGGGCACATTCTGCCCCTTTTTTATTTTGTCTTTTTTACAATTTGTTATACAATGTCTGAAATGTGTAATTGTATTAATATACAGAAAACATAGGATTACAGGGTGATTAAAATTAACAGTTAATTGTAATTACAGATGTATTAGAATTAACAACTAATTACAATTACACAGTATAAAGAATAAACAGGTAATTACGATTAGATGTTGATTAGAATAACAGTGTAATCGTAATTGCGGGTATAAAGAAATGACAGTTAATCGTAATCGTTCGTTAATTATAATTAACGCCATACCAAAAAAGTACCGTCTTTCTAAGCTATAAACGTTTCCCAGAGCCCTCTAAATAATTCGGGGGATTTCGAAACCCCAAAATACCTCACACTCAAAAAATTTCCCAGAAAATTTTTCGCCAAAAAAGTCGCCATGGAACACAAAGTAACTTACAAAACAAAAGACGGCACTCTCAAAGAGCAACGTTTTGATGACTTCAATCAATTTGCAGACACCATTGAGGAACTCGCAGTTGATTATTATGCTGGCATCCGCCCAGAGATTGAAGTTGAAACAATTTACCAAGATATGATTAAAAAGGAGAGAGTAACTGAAAATGGAAGAGTTGACCCAGAAGTTGAATTTATTAGAGATTAGGATAGCAAGAATCGAAGAGAAATTGGATCAACTACCAATTCCTTTTAGATTAATGTATAGACCCCCCGAACAAAAAGAACATGTGAACATCGTTCAGTATATGGATGAAGTAGACAAAAGATTAAAAGAACTAGAAAAGAAATAAAAATGCCGTTGATCATCGGACCAAAAACAATTGATAGTCCATCCATCAATGGACCGTGTTTGTTTCCAGCAAAGCCAGTAACGTCATCATTTAAATCTGTTAATGTTTTCTTAAACAAAAAACAACTTGAATTTATTCATAATGCAATCCCACCCGATAATGTTGCAGGTGTACCAAACAATCCATTGATTCCTTGTATTCCCCCACTCACACCTGCTCTGAGAAAAGTGATTACCACAGTGAATAAAACTGTGTTTATCAATAAGCTTGCTCCTGCGGTACAGGGAGATGCCACTGAGTTACTTTCAGTTCCAGGTACAAAGAGAATCTTTGTGGCGCCATTTCAGCATCCGAACATTTTTGTTGCCAATTCAGCCAAATAGTGCTACAATGGTGTGGTAGTTTATTAGTTACATTATATGTCAAAACGTCCTTCACTTACTGGCGGTCAGCAGATCGAGTCCAAGCCCAAATCTACCCGACAGGGTATGGGCAAGAACACGAAATACTCTGCCAGTAGTCGCAACGGTGCAAGAAAACGTTACCGTGGTCAAGGCAGAGGTTAATAATACTAGCGGCGAAAGCCGCTTTTTTTATTGGCAACATTGAGGTTGTGTAAATAACCTTGAAGGGATAGCAACCCCTTTAAAAGTTCTGTTTGTACCTTTACGGAGTAAACAGATGGCAAAATTTGAAGTAGATAGAAGTGAGGAGTTTATTGAATCAGGTATGACTCTGATTTCAGACCTCTCTTCAGAAAAGTACCTTAAGAAAGTACGTAGTCGTAAATATGCGGTTCCGCAAGATCGTTTATCTCGCCAGTGTGGTGGGGCGGGCGGTTTTGATGATTTTGTAGAAAGGTTTGAGGAATAGAACATAAATAACAATAAACATTTATTTGTGTGGATAAGACTCTTACATTTAAAGATCTGAATATCACATTCAAGCCTCATCCAATTACAGGTGATCTAATCACCTCAAAGGATGAGGCTGCTATCAAGCAATCAGTTGTTAATCTATTGTTAACCAACAGAGGCGAAAGAGTCTTTAACGCAAATTTGGGTTCTTCTGTTTCGTCATTATTGTTTGAACCTCTTGATTATGGTACTGCTGGTATGGTTTCGGCAGAAATTCAAAACACCTTGAATGCTTATGAACCAAGAATTAGAGTTTTAGCAGTCAACACAATTCCTGATTTTGATCAAAATGGATTTGATGTTGAATTAATTTTTGAAGTGATTGGTAGAGAAGACATTCCACTTAATGTAGCATTTTTTCTAGAGAGAACACGATAAATGCCATACGCTCAGGTATCCAATTTAGATTTCCTTGAAATTAAAACAGCTCTTAAAGATTACTTAAGAGCACAAGGAGAGTTTACTGATTTTGATTTTGATGGCTCCGTCTGGAGTAATCTTCTTGACGTACTTGCCTATAATACGTACTACACGGCGTTTAACACCAATCTGGTAGTTAATGAGCTATTCCTAGATTCAGCCACCCTCAGGGACAACGTAGTGTCCTTAGCGAAGCAATTAGGATACCGTCCGAAGTCAATCACCGCACCAAAAGCAGTTGTTAGCTTTGTAGCAACTTTAAGCAATAACTCCCCCACAAATATTGTTTTAAAAAAAGGAACTGGATTTGTTACTACATTTGATGATGTTTTATATCAATATAGTGTAGTTCAAAATTACACAGTACCAGTTATTAACTCTGTAGCAAACTTTAATGAAGTTGAGTTATATGAGGGCGCAGTTACAACCAATTTCTTTACAGTTAATAGTTCACAGTCATCTCAGCGTTTTATACTACAGAATCCCGGAACTGACACAAATTCAATTCGTGTTAGAGTATATCCTTCACAAAACTCAACATCTTTTGAAATTTATACGTTAGCTACAAATATTCTAAATGTAAATTCGGAATCAAAAACATATTTTGTAGATGAGACAGAAGATGAAAAATACGAAATTTTCTTTGGTGATGGAGTTCTTGGAAGAAAATTAGAAAATGGTGAGTATGTTGAAATATCTTATATTGTTACCAATGGTCCCGAAAGTAACGGTGCAAGAAGTTTTACGTTCTCTGGTGTATTAGAAGACCAAAACGGTGGTTCAGACTTTACTGCAACAATCTCTAACGTTACAACCGTCTCAGTGGCCTCTGGGGGCGAAGAGATCGAGTCAATTAAGAAGATCAAGTATAATGCCCCAAAGTACTTTGGAACGCAAGACAGGGCGGTTACAGCAGCCGATTACGCAGTGATTGTGCGAAATATCTATCCTGCTGTTGCTGATGTCATTGTGTATGGTGGTGAAGAAGCAGATCCCCCAGAATATGGTAAGGTTAAGATTGCAGTCAAGCCAAATAATCTTACAAAGCTTTCTTCTTTCACAAAAAAAGAAATTGTAGATACACTCAAGAATTACATGGTGGCTTCGGTAACACCAGAAATTATTGATCCTTCGATTATCTACGTAGAATTAACTTCACACATTTATTATAATAGAGAAGTTACAACTCAAACTCCAGAACAAATTAAAACCAAAGTGATTGCGGGAGTAGAAAATTATATTGCTCAATCAGATACCGAAAAATTTAATGGCAAATTTAGGTATAGTAAATTTGTTGCAGTAATTGACGATGCTGATCGTTCAATCAATTCAAATAATACTACAGTCATGATGAGAAAAGATTTCTATCCAGGAATCAATTCTACATTTTATTATGAGCTATGTTTTCAGAATGAATTTGATGTTGATTGCGAACGTACTACAATATCAACCACTGGATTTAAAGTTGTAGAATATCCTAATTATACAGTGTATTTGGAAGATCGCAATGGCAAAATTGTCCTATATAGATTAGATTCCCTGTCTGGCGAAAAAATTGTATTAAATAATTTTGTGGGAGATATTAATTATAAAAAAGGGGAGATTCAATTATATAATTTAACTATTCTTCAAGGTAGTTTCTTTGATAACCGTATTGAGTTACGTGCTAGACCTGCTTCAAATGATATTATTGCAACCAGAGAAGTATATCTAGACGTAGATATTTCAAACAGTAAGTTTACAGCATATCCAGAGTAGACTAAATGGCGTCAAAAACGAGAAAAATTTCAACCCTGATTGAAAATCAACTTCCTGGGTTTATCTCATCCGAATACGAAAATTTTTCAAAGTTTGTAGAGAAGTACTACGAACAACTGGAAAATCAAGGACAGCCGCTGGATATTATTAATAATATCACAAAATATCGTGATATTGATTTTTATGAAGAAAATTTACTTAAACAGTATACAAAATTATCTACAAATTTAAATTCATCAGATACTACAATTGTTGTAGCTGATGCTTCGTCGTTTCCAAATAAAAACGGTTATGTCCGTATTGGAAATGAAATTTGTTTTTATCAAGAAAGAACCGAAACAGAATTTAGATTTGTCTCTAGAGGGGTAAGCGGTAATACAACTCTTGGGGATCTTTACACAAAATCTGAATTTGTTACTACCGAAGCCGCAAGTCATTTTGCTGAAGAAGAAGTTTATAATGTCAGCAATTTATTTCTCTATGCCTTTGTAAAAAGTTTCGAATCACAGTATCTGGATTCTTTTCCCGAAAAATATTTAAAAGGAGAAGTTGATAAAAGAACTTTAATCAAAAATATAAGTAAATTTTATAAAGCAAAGGGAACAGATAAGTCAATCAAATTTATTTTTAATTCGATTGTTTCCCGTACCCCAAATGATATTCCTGAGGTACTGTATCCAAAAGATAGTACAATCAGACCATCAACTTCTGATTGGGTATCAACATATTCACTCAAAGTTAAAATTCTTTCTGGATCTCCAGAAAATCTAATTGGTGAAAAATTAGAGCAATTACCAGATCCAACAAACCCAGAAATCAAGTATGCTTCTGGTTTTATTGATAATGTTGTATATAAAGGTGATGATGTATATGAAATTGTATTGGATCCTGCCACAGTAAACGGCACATTTAATGTTATTGCAAAAACTAAATTAACATCAAATCTTACGAGTACTAAAACTGTTGGTGATAGAATTGACGTTGGCTCTACATTAGGATGGAAATTATCGGGCAATTTTTTAATTGATTCGGAACAATTTACATTTACTGATAAAAATGTAAATCAGTTTATCATTGCTTCTAGATCTTCTTCTCAATCACATTTAGCTGGATCTGATGTTTATGGTATTTTTTCAGTTAAAGCAAAACAAACAACATTTTTGATTCTTGGTGTTTTATATAATTTAAATTTAAATACTCCCGCCCCATTCTCTGAATTAGGGGATAAAATTGAAATTTCTAAAGCTGGTGTTGAAAGCAACAGTCCTATAGTTGTTGATAGAAGAACCAGTTCCATTCGTTGGTTAATTAACGAATCTAACACAAGACCATTAGTTTTTAATAATCCAGCAGTTCAATCAGCAATTTCTAATTTAAATGCTGATGTTTCGGCAATTTATGAAGATGATCAATATTTTTACATCTGTTCTTCAAGTTATCCTTCTCACAGAATTTTAACTGCATCTGTATCGGAATTACTAAAGGATCAAAAAATTCTTCGTTTGATAAGAAAAACCCCAGTAACCACCACAGAAATTTATGAAACTCCTGCTAGAGATGTAGGTATTTTAGTAAATGGTGTTCCTGCATATGGTTGCAAGGACGAAGAGTATGTACTGTATGGTAATATTGTAAGTTCAGAAATTACATATAAAGGTTCTGGGTACAAAAATCCTCCATATGTATTGATTAACGAAATTCCCGGAAAGGCAACCGCAAACGTGTCTGGAGAGGTTCTAGAATCGATTGTTATCAATACTGAGGAAATCTACGCAGAAACCCCTAGAGTGGCCATCACGGCTGGCAGAGGAGCCAGAGCGAGGGCTGTGGTGACCAATGGTCAAATTACTGATATTATAGTAATTGATCCGGGCGAATATTATTCTACTGCACCATCTGTTAGAATTATTGACATTGCAGGCAAAGGAA